ATATTTTAACCAAGCATATATGCCTGAGTACCCAGCCTATACAATCCGCACAGAACAACGATTGCGTGAACATTTTGGAGATCAGTTTTGGATAACTGAAAAATCATTTGCCCATGAGTTAGGCTATGCAGGAAAGGTAGACTTACATTCGTTTGACGATAATGGCATAGTCATTGATTTTAAGACGAAGGAATCCCTTAAAAATGCCGAAGTTTATACAGAACATATACTTCAAATTGTAGCTTATATGTATGGTTTAAATCTACCTATGGCTCGTGGTGCTATTTGTTTTGTATCAGATAATGAAACACAAATACATGAAATAAGCCAAGAAGATTTACAAAAGGGTTGGAAGATGTTTCAATGTTTACTAGTGTTCTTCAGATTAAAAAATGGTTTAGAATTAGCAGAATAATCTAGTCTGGGGGGTCGAGCATTTCTCCCCCTTTATGCTCATACGTGGATCTCCCAGACACCCCCTTTGTCGTATTTATACAACTTAGGGAAAATACTTACTTGCATTATTAACAAAACTTAATTATTCTGTAATTGTTGTATATATTAAACAATTTAAAAGGGGTTTTAAATGAAAGAAATAATCGAATCAATCATAGGCTTTACCGTTATGTTTGGAATACCGTTAGCTATTTATATTTACACAACAGGGGGTTTGTAATGAATAATTTTGATGCGTGGCTTACCTATGACGTTGAAGGTGAAAAAGCAGAGTTGGCTGGTGAAATCATTGAGGAACGTGCAAAAGAATTGCTGCACCACGATCCTGAGTTTGATTGCAATTTGTTTGAGAACTTTTCTGAAGATATTTATTCAGCAACGATTGAACAAGCCCAGGCAATAGAAGAGTATTTATCACTTAAAAACTTTGAGGCACTTGGTCGTTTACTCTGGTCAATGTCCTTTGAAATGAGAGAAAAATTAGCACTTATTCAAGCAGAAAAGGAGTGGAATTTTGGAAAATTATGAACAACAAATTACTTATTGGAAAGCCCAATTTGAAACAGTTATGAAGTTGTTAGATCAACAACAAAAACTGATGCAAGAAACAAGCCAACAAATTCGTGAACTTGAAAAACAATTATATGGTGGGCCTACAAAATGACTGAATCAAGAACATATATGAGTGAAGGTGAAGTAACAGCAAATGAACTAGCAGATAAATTAGATACGGTGCGTATAGGACTTACTTTAATGGCTGCCACTATGCTACGCCAACAAGCAAAAGAAATAGCAATGTTAAAACAAATTATTGATGCAAACAATTTACAGTCAGATATTGGACAGTTAGATACAAGGTCTTACTTAATTGGTAGATATTATGGTTTGCGTGAATTAACAGATGAAGAAATACTTGAAACAGTAAAAAACCATTTTATTGGTGCGATAAAACTAGGGATTGTTTTAACAAATGAAAATGTTTTAAATTTTGCTAGAGCAATACTAAAGAAAGCGAGTGACAAATGACTAGATTTGCTATAGGCGTAGCTATATTTTTATGTGCAATAACAATTTTAATGACTGAACTTTCAAGGGGAATCAAATGACACAACACGAAATTATTGTAAAACTAGCCAAGAAACGCTGGATAAGCCCACTAGACGCATTTAAAGAAGGTGGTGGTATGAAACTATCAACTCGTATTGGAGAGCTGCGTAAAGCAGGTTATACGATTGTAGATAAATGGCATCCATCTAAGTCTTTTAAACTTTATAAATGTATTGGAGAACCAAAATGAAAGCATTTCCAACAGAACATCCAATATCAGGATCATTGGGACTTTACGCAGATGGCATGGATTTAAGAGATTACTTTGCTGCTCACGCTTTGCAAGGTTTGTTATTAATGCAAAAAGGTTATGAAGATAATAGTATTTCATTAGCAATTCATTCTTACATGATAGCCGATGCAATGATGAAAGCGAGGGAACAATGACACCCCATCGACATTCTAAGTATTCTAACGACAACCCACCGTACAAAGATAAAAAATGGGTTTATAACGATTCACGCAATACAGTTGTAGGCAATACATTTACGAAACATGGACTGCCTTATAAAGTAGTAAAACTTATTAGGTTTTAGTATTTCCGCATATTGGGCAATGGCGCATCTTTCTGATCTGAAGGATGTGCCTTGTCAGCAGGTAAGCTCATGTGTTTATCTAACTTCTTTTCTAGGCGCACAAGTTCATTGTGTTCTTTTTTCTCATGCTCACGCTCAACTATGTAATGTCCTTTTTTAGACTCGTAGTGTTTGCCATCAATTTTAAAATTAGTTGCCATTTGTAAATTCCTTTGCATTATTTAATACATCATTACATCTATTTAACCAGCCCTGACCAAATACACTAAATGTTTTTAATGAACGATAAAACTGTTCTTTTTGTGTATTGAATTTTGTAAGTAATCTGTCAACTGGCGTAATGTTTAATGCGTTCATTACATTAGGGCCAATCATGCCGTCTGGCACACATCCTAATGACTGTTGCAAAAGACGCACAGCACGACCTACGCCCATATTAACCGCAGAATCAAACACTAAATAATCAACACCGCCTGGCAGTTTGCCACAGTTTGCAGCATCCCAATACAATGCTTTATAAAATGGTGTGACATCTTCTACAGTTAGCTTTGCCATTTCACCATCAACAATAGGTCGTTTAAGCCAAGTTGCCCACGCATTACGAGTTACGCCACGCATCGTCTCGCCACCAGGATCAGCGGGGTTATTTACATATAAACCTTCAGACTTTAATACAAAGCCTAATGCTTTTTCAAAATTACTTTCCAACTGGCATACTCCTATGCAACATTTCATCTTTGTTTTGACTTGATGCAGAACTACCAAAATAAAAACTTACAATAGCAGTCCAAGCAGTTCCGAGTGAACCTAACATTAAAAGTAAAGCATCTGACTTAGTTACGTTGTCTGTCATCAAACCAACTAGTATGCCAAAGAATCCAATAGTCACACCAATAGCTAACACAGCAGGAATAATGGACTTAGTAGCAACTTGCATATCACGAGCTGATTTACGGTCATCTGTTGCCAACTTTTCAAAGTCTAAACCTAATTCATTTGCTTGTTTTTGTAATTCTATTTCAGCTTGTTTGATAGATGACAATTGATCAGCAGTTAATTTGCCTGACTCAATCGTAGACTGTACGTCTTTCTCATCAACTCCAAGAGCCTTAGATATAGCTGTGACTGCTAAACCTGCTAGTGGGCCACCAAGAGCAGTTGCAATACCAGGCGCAATTTGAGCTAACCAATCCATATTAATCCTTTAACAAAGTAACTACCATCAAGCATATTATCGCCCAAACCATCCAAAATTTAAAGATTTCATCATCCACGAACAATATCCTTTTTAGAGCGTTCTTCAGTTACTGTTCTTGTTATTTTAAATCGAATAGGCTTATTTTTTTTAGTTAATTGACGTATTTCCCAGTCTAAAAATAAAATATATGACCAGATCAATAACTCAAATATAAAAACAATAAACCAATACTTTGCCCAGTTCATACTAAGCCACAATAATAAAGCATACACGTCACAACAAATGCAGCTAACCAACAATATAACTGCACACGTTTTACATCTTGTAATTTATGCCCATAATATGTGGCATTTTCTTTTTGCTCTTTTTCTACAACCGCCTTTAGTTCTAAAACTTTAGACCATTCTTTTTCGCCATACTTCGCTTTAAATTGTTTCTCAGCTTTGTTTTCAGCAATAATCAATGCTTTTTGTGATTCATATTCACTAATTGCTTTATAAATTAATGAGTTTTCTCTTGCTTCTTCAATTATTTTTTTACGTTTTAATGCTTCTAATTCTTGTTGCGCTACTTCTACACCGTCATGCTGTATATTCTCAATACTTTTTGTTAGGCTTTTTCCTGCTTCCCTGGCTTCATTTAAACTAGATGCAAGTTGTTTTGTACCTTGTGCAATGACGTTTTCCACATTACCTGCTCGCAAATAAATGTGTAATATATCCTACAATTGAACTTAAACCTGATACAACCATCATACCAACCCAGAACCCACCACGACCTTTATTAGCCATCGCAAGTAATTCTTTGATGTCGCTACGCATTTCAGCTACTTCTTTTTCCATAGCCTCAACTTTTTGCCACATTACACCTATTTTTACTGGATCGATTTCATTCATATCCATACCTATGTTTTTTGGATAAATGCTAACGCATAATATAAAGGTAAATTTGTTCCTGCACCACTTGTTACAGAACTTGTAAACCCACCAGTTGAGCCTACCGCATAAGTATTACCTGCACCCACTACAAAACTGTCTTTAAGGTTAGGCGTACCGTTTGTTCCGTCACATAGAACATAACCACTAGGTATTGCACCAATAGAACCTGACCACATAATAATTGAACCGCTTGGGATTGCGCTTGTCGTTGTTACTGACGATGCTATACCGTATAAATTGTCGTATGTTTGTATTTGATTATTAGATGAATCTGTCAAAACAAACTTATAAGAATACCCAGATGTAAGCCAAATCTCAGTCTGTGGCCTACCATCACTACCTAAAACAATAGGGTTAGTATTAGCAATAGAACCTGTATTGTCTGTATAAGTAGCAAGAGCAGTTGTTGATCCTGCTTGATAGGTATATAAATACCCACCGTTTAATGGCACTCCAGTCGATGTAAAAAACTGAAATCCGTTACCAATTGGTGATAATAAGACTGACATAATTATTGTCCTTGATTTCTTAAATTAATTAATTCATTTAAACTTGATGCACCGACAACGCCTGGCTTAATTGGTGCAACCTTACCTATATTTTTAGGTAATTCTAAAATACTTCTTAATGGTTGTCTTTGTATTCCTTGTTCTAAATACTGTGCAATAGCAGGATTATTCATTGCGTTTTGAACGGTCTTACCATATATTGCACGAGTACCTGCATAATATGGATTTTGAGCCAACATTCTTGCCATAGTTCCAGAATTAGGTAATTTCTGTTGCAATATATCTTTACCAGCTCTTGCTAAGTTTGCTAAGTCTCTATCTTCTGCATACAAAGCATTTCTTTTTGCTTTAGTTGCCAATGAATTACTTAACAAAGATGGATTTACATTACCTTGAGTGTCTTTTAAAACAACATCTTCAATTTTTTTCATGTTGCCATATTGTTTATTGGTTTGTTTTAATAAAGCAATATCACCTTCATCTTTAATTGAATTTTTTAAACCACTTAATAATGTATCTTTAATTTCTTGAGCATAAGGAGCAATATTACTACTTGGATTTGCAGTTAATTTATCAAGTATACGTTTCTGGGCTTGATATTGTGCGCCTGTTAATGTGCTTCTATTTATGCTTGCTTTATTAATAATGTCATCAAAGATGTTTTTGATAATTGGTTTTTCATTTTCAGGCAAAGTCATCATAGCTTCATCACGAATAGAAACTAAATCTTTATACGTTTTACCTGAGATTTTAGAACCATATTTATCAAATAATTGATCATATATCCCACCAAGACGGTCTTTGGCATTTTCAATAATATTGGGTGTGATAGCTGTTGCATCTTCACCCATTGTTTTGGCAATAGCCTTGTTATAAGCAGCTTGTTGATTAGCAACAAACTCAGCTTCTTTGCCAGACGTAAATGGGTTATCTTGCAATGCAGCTTTACTACGTTTTAAAAATTCTGATCCTGTTGCTTGCGCTACATCCACAGGTACGCCAGCATCTCTTAATATTTTTACGTTATCTTGACTAATTTTTGAAAGTTGATTTTCAAACGGTTGAGCTAAACTTGTTGCGCCTTTAGCCACTCCGCCAATTACACCCCCAGCTAATGCACCTACTCCAGCTTCTTTTAATTTTTCTGTTAAAAAAGA